AAAAAGCTCGCGCCGTATTCTTCGCACGCAAGCGTCATGCCGACAGCGTTCCTCGCCATAGCGATAGGAGAATAGCCTATGAGGCCGTCGAACCCGAGCCCCGGTATATGCAGCACGTCTTCACCTGAAAGGACTATGACACCGTCCTTTTTCATATACGGATCGTTCCCGTCGTATCTCGTGTACCTATAAACTATCTTTCCGTCAGAGCCCCTGTCTACTTCCATCCTGTCCGGAAGGAGCGGATACAGGGCAACGACTCTTCCCGCGTTATCACGTATGATCTGCGCGTAGGCGTTTCCCCATATGAGAAGGTGACTCATCAGTGCTTCCCTGAATATGAACGACGTCATTTCCTTATTCGGTTCATTATGAAGAACGTAGAACAGGGGATGCAGGTGGTCCATTTCCTTGCCGCCATCCGTGTACCGGTAGACGTTTAATGGCAGCGACGCTATCGCCTCCGACAGTATCCTTACGCACGAGTAAACAGCAGTTGTCTGCATTGCTGTCCGCTCGTTCACCTGCTTCCCGGCCGTGCTCGCTCCGAAGAAGAACGAATACGGCTGCGAGAGATAGTTAGTTACCGGCTTGTCTCTCGGTTTTCTCAGTTTGTCCATTAGTGACATGAGGCCCTCCTTTTTGATTACTAAAAAAGCGCCTCATAAGAAGCGCTCTGCTAAGATATATACTGTTAAATTTAAGTTATATGCACATTATTTTGTCTTTTATGTGCATAAAAACTTCACCTGAGTTTTGAATTATTATCAGTCCAGCTCCGCAAGTTTTCGGCTTATGTCTGAGGCACCGTAAAAAACATTTGTGACTACTACCGTCGTGTTTTCTATATCGGCAGCACTGCGTACTTATCCATATCAGCGCCGATTCTTGAATGCATCAAAAGCCTCCTTCGCATCAATCGTCTCCCCGGATCTTATATCATTTATTCCGTCGTTAATTTTTGACCGTATTTCTGCTGCCGACATTTTCTCGGCATCAACTGACGCAGGTGCCTTCGGAAGTGATACAGGAAATGGAATGCCTCCTGTCAATGCTATCTGCTTGAGATAAATGTTCACTGCTGACGACATCGAAATACCAAGCTGGGACAATACGTCTTCAGCGTTCTTTTTATCGGAAGGATCTACTCTTAAATTGAGCGTTGCTGTTTTTTCCATTATCATCATCTCCATGCCAACATTGTAACGCATTTTACAGTACAATTCAAGAGCTGCATATAATGGATCCCGGTTCCCAGACTTCCTGGCAACAGCAATATCTCATCTTAGGTCACCTGCAAGAGAGCACCTAATATTCATTTGCGAAAGATAGTTCGTTACCGGCTTGTCCCTCGGTTTTCTTAGTTTGTCCATTAGTGACATGTGCTCCTCCTTTTACTGCATGAAATAGCATCTCAAGTTAGATGTTTCTGCATATTATTTCGCATTATATATGCAGAAAGTTAAGCCATATATTTCTCATATAACAACTATGCCTCTCTGGTCATATATACTTTCGCTGTCCTGGTGACGTATCGCACGGTCAAGTGCCATGACTGTTGCCACTGCTCCGTCGATCTTTTCTGTAGACTTTTCCTTATCCATCTTGATGTTCCCGGCAGGGTCGGTCCTTACATAGACATTGTCCATCATCCAGCGCAGCACTTTGTTGCCGCCGTGCGCGATCTTCTGTTCCAGAGTAAGTTTCATGAGCTCCTTTGTGGCAGGGGACATGTCCTTGTACCCCTGACCGAATGGCACTACGGTGAAGCCGAGACCTTCAAGGTTCTGCACCATCTGCACGGCTCCCCATCTGTCAAACGCGATCTCTTTTATGTTGTAGTCTTTGCCGAGATCGTCTATGAACTTTTCTATGAACCCGTAGTGGATGACATTGCCTTCTGTGGTATTGAGGGTGCCTTCCTTTTCCCAAAGATCGTACGGCACGTGATCGCGACGGACCCTTAAATCCATGTTCTCTTCCGGTATCCAGAAGAATGGAAGCACGATGTACTTCTCGTCATCGGTTCTCGGAGGAAACATGAGCACGAACGCCGTAATATCCGTAGTGCTCGAAAGATCCAGGCCGCCGTAGCATTCACGGCCTTTCAGTTCTTCCGGCAGCACCTTGAATCCGCATGCGTCCCATTTCTCCATCGGCATCCATCTTACCGACTGCTTTACCCACTGATTTAGCCTGAGCTGCCTGAACGAGTTTTCCTCGGCCGGGTTCTGCCTTGCTGAGCTGCATGCTGCTTCGACCTTGTCTATCCCTACTGTTATTCCAAGTGACGGATTCGCTTTCTTCCATACCTTGGGATCTGTCCAGTCCTCCGATTCGTCCGCCCCGTATATGACAGGGTAGAATGTCGGGTCGATTTTTCTGCCCTCTAATATATCGAGCGCCTTCTCGTGTTGCTCGTAGCAGATCGAGTTCCGGTCCGTTCCGGCAGTGGTTATAAGAAAATACATCGGCTGCATACGAGCATCCCCGGAGCCCTTAGTCATTACATCGAAAAGCTTCCTGTTCGGCTGCGTATGGAGCTCGTCGAATACGACTCCGTGTATGTTGAAGCCGTGCTTTGAATATGCTTCCGCTGACAGTACCTGATAGAAACTGTTCGTCGGCTGATAAATTATCCTTTTCTGAGATGCGAGTATCTTGACCCTCTTTCCGAGAGCAGGACACATCCTTACCATGTCGGCAGCTACGTCGAACACGATCGCGGCCTGCTGCCTGTCTGCAGCGCACCCGTAGACTTCTGCTCGTTCCTCTCCGTCTCCGCAGCATAGAAGCAGCGCTACAGCTGCAGCAAGCTCGCTGTTATGAGTAGGCAGAAACGAACGTCCTACAAGATACTGATGCGACGGGCTGTCAACCTGTATGCACTGCATGCCTCTGTTTTCTGTTTTCTCTATCGACCGGATATATCTGAAGTGGCTTCTTGTCCCAGGATCTCTTTCTGCGCTGCTATCCTGCTTTCTCGAAAGGCAGCTTACCTTAGTATCGCTGAATGCCGTGAACTTTACATAGTACAGCGTCTCTCCGGTCTCTTTTCTTCCGCGCTCGGAGCTTGGCTTTCCCCAGTCGTTTCTCTGAGTCGATACTGCAGTTGTTACTGCGTTCTTGATCCCGAGGCTCCACAGGAGCTCGCTTACGCTTTCGGATAATGCCTTCTCAGTCGATGTGTAGATGCCCTGGCCTTTTCTAGTGCTTACTGCGCCGTCCGAATCCATAAGTCCCTGCAGTAGTCTCAGCCTCTGATCATATGACGCCCTGAGATAACTTACCGGGATCACCTTGTCTCTGAAGCTTTCAAGAAGCACAGCTTTAAGCTCCGGTATCCTGAATATGATGCTGTCGCCTACGTTCTGCCATGAATGTATTTCGTGGTAGTACGGTGTGATCTCGCGCAGCACTCCTGCAATATCTCCAGTCCTTACAGTGATCTCGGGTTTCACGGCATTACCGTTCCCGAGCCAGTATCCCATAAGGTACGGCTCTATTGGAAGGTCCGCGTCAGGAGTTTCTATCGCTCCCGGAAGTGGAATGCGGAACCTTACGCAGCTCCCGTCACGCGGCATCCTGTAAAGCTCTTCGGTAGTCATGATGCAGTGCTTTCTTTTTCCGCATGTATATTCTCCTTCCCACTGATGATGCTCTCCCGCTTCTATTACCTGGCCGTCTCTGAATGTGATCCTGTATGCCTGTTCATCGAAGTCGACTTTGCTTTTCGCTGTTACGCGGCATTGCTTTCCCGTATCTGAAAACACCGTATCGCCTACGGCTATATTTCCCATATTCACAAATCCATCCGGAGTGGGAATTAGCGTATCAAGTGCGAGCTGCTTCCCCATCTTTTTGGGTATTTCTATGTAGGCGGTGTTAAACTGCCTGTATCCGTTTCCCTTTAGGACTCCGAAGAGGTCTCGCACGATACGTTCCTGCCAGTCGATCAGTTCGAACGGCTTTCCGGCCCAGGTACCTTTTGTGTGACAGAGGCATTCAATGAAGTTCACCGCATAATCTGCAGCGTCCATATCGTATGCGGAGCCTTCGGCCATGAACTCTGTCGGTTTGTAATCTTTTAGCTTCCGCATGATGCCTCCTTTCACGGCAATAAAAAAAGACCGTATGGCCTGTACGACCAAAAGAGCCTCTAAGCTCTTCCGGTATTCTTTAGTTGTATTTTTTCATAAGTATTGCGAGTGCTGCCTTTGCTTCGTACGTTTCGGGAACAATGTCCCATCCGCGATCGAAGTTTGCTATGAATTTACCATCCTGCTTCAGTGTGAGCTTTGAGATGCGTCCTTCGTCTATCCCGTAGACGCTGGACTCGTCGAAGTGCTTCACCCAGTAATGAATAATGCAGCTTCCGATTTTTAGCGTTCCTTCGTTATGCATTTTTTCATTCCTCTCTCGTACTCATATTCATCAAACCCTTTGTAACCCTGAAGAGCTTTCCTTATCTGCTCCGGTGTGAACTTCTTCAGTTCTTCTTCCGCTTCGTGTATTTCCTTTAGAAGCTTTTCGCTGCTCTTTTCCATGGCCACTCCTTATCTTTCCACCGTCGTCATGAACTCTGCGTCCTTGATTTCGTAGTTTTCAAATCCGCCTGCGCTGAGGTAATTCTCGACCTGCTTCTTTGCCTGGCTTGCGCTGCAGGTCATTACCATGAAGTCCTCTGTGACCGCCGTCGGCAGCGATTCCGGATCGACCGACTCTCCGCCAAAGTTTACTGTGACCTTGTAGCAGTGTCCTGTTTCCGCTGTGATCCCGAGTGCCTTGTTAGCTTCTTCTTTCTCCTCCTGTGCTGCGAAGTAGTCGAAGTCTGAAATGGTAATCCCGAGGGCTCTCATCTTTGCTCCTTCGATCGTGATCTTTTCTATGCTTGCTGCGTATCCTGCTCCGCAGGTCTCTGCAGTGCTCCATGTAAGGTTTAAGATTTTCTCGGCTGCTTCTTTCTTCGCTTCTTCGAATCTTGCTGTTGCTTCGTAAAGCTGCTTCTGGAGTTCGTCTCTGTATTCTTTCATGTTCTCTGTCATTTTGGTTCCGTCCTTTCGTATGTACAAGTTCTCTTTTGGTATGTACATTAACGCTCTTGACGGCACATATATCAAGTTAATTACGCATGTATTTCATAGTATTTATAATTATGGTGAAAAGTGAGCACAGAATCGATGCTACCGCTTTGCGTATAGTCTGCGGAGATATTCCGTCGGTGGTATACCCGCTCTTTTGCATTTTTCTATATCCTCGATCAGTTCTTTGTCCTCTACGACTCGGAGCCGAACAATATACTGCTGATAGTTCTTATCCTTGTATTTTTTAGATGCTCTTTTCTGCGCTTCGCTTGGCATTTTTCTTTCCTCAATATTTACCATAACTTTCTCCTTATTATATTCTAGACTACGATTTATTTCCATATACTTTTGCTTCGCCTTGCTCCTGATAGTAATTCCCTGAATACTTGTAGTTGCCTATTCCGAATTCTCCCCAGTCATGATAAAGTGAACATACTCTTTTCTGTGGTCTTCAATATAATTAACGAGATCATACATATCCATCTCGAATGCGATCCTCTGGACCATACTGACATCGAACATATTTGTTTTGCCGGTATTCCTCACCTTTAGGATCTGCTCCTTTACTTTTTCAGTCATCGCTTTCCTCCGTAACTTTCCGGCATAGGTCTTCGCCGTATACGATGCTGAGGCTCGAGCCCGTATTCCAGGAAACCATTATAGAACCTATACCATCAACGCCTCTTACTTCTCCTCTGGTTCCGGTAGGCGGCGCCTGCGGATCATCCATGCGGACGAGCTCTACGATTGTGCCTGCAGGATATTCTTTCCTAAGGCTTTCGATGATTTCTCTACTTGGCGTTCTCATGTCTTGCCTCCCTGACTTTTATAGTGGCGGCTTTAAGCTGCTCTTCAGTTTTAAATGCGCAGTTTCCCTTAAGTCTCCTTAGGAATGCTGTCCTTGGTGCTGGGTTCTCAGGCCCGAAGCCGATCCGGACCAGCCATGTTCTCATAGCGTACTTTTCGTTGTCCGGTTCGTGTGCCTTAGAGCTTATGCTTCTTCTTTCCTTTGCTTCTCTGCATATTGCGGATGCAAGCTCCGTATAGTCGATCGGCCTAATCTGATTGTCACTCGGGAATGTGAATGTGATTTCCTTAGCTGTGATCTTTACTCCCTTAAGAGCGTCTTTCCCGCAGCTCTTAACCGACTCCATAAAGTCAGCCTTTGTTTCCGGCTTTGAGCCTTCGAGTTCTTCGACAAGATTATCTGACGCCGACAGGACTTCGCTTCCCATAGCTTTCGCCAGCAGATACTGCCAGCTCCTTATCATGTTCACGAGATTTGTGAGCGCCTTGCCGTCGTATCCATCTGCCGGGATCTTGACTTCGATCTTTTCTACTTCTGCCATTATGTGTACCTCCCTTTTTGGTACATACATATATCACTCTGAAAGTACATAATATCAAGCTAATTCTGCAGCTTCAGCGAAAGAATATTCTTTGCTGCCTCTTATGAGGACCACGTCATCGGATGATCCGGTCTGCTCTATCATGCGGCTCACGACCACGTCGCAGAACTTCTCGTCGAGCTCTATCCCGTAGCAGATGCGGTCCGTCTGCTTACAGGCGACCATTGTGCTGCCGGACCCGATGAACGGATCCAGCACTATGCATCCCGTCATGGATGAGTTCACGATAGGGTATGCGAGGAGAGGTACCGGCTTCATCGTAGGATGATCGGTGTTCTTCTTCGGCTTATCGTATTCCCAGATAGTAGATTCCTTCCTGCCGTTATACCATTCGTGCTTTCCTTTCTTCTTCCACCCGTAAAGGATCGGTTCGTGCTGCCACTGATAAGGAGAGCGCCCGAGCACAAGACTCTGCTTCTTCCATATGCAGCAGCCGGAAAGATAAAATCCTGCGTCCTGAAATGCCTTCCTGAAATTCAGCCCTTCGGTATCGGCATGGAACACATAAATGCTCGCGTCGTCCGCCATGACCTTTTCGGTATTGGTGAACGCGTCATAAAGGAACTGATAGAACTTGCTATTTTCCATGTTGTCGTTCTTTATCTTGCCTGCGCTTCCTTCATAGTCCACGTTGTACGGAGGATCTGTTACGACAAGGTTCGCTTTCTTTCCGTCCATCAGTGCTTCGTATGTTTCCGAGACTGTGCTGTCTCCGCAGTATAGTCTGTGGCTACCGATGAGCCACAAATCGCCAGGCTTTGTTACCGCCGGCTTTTTCAGCTCTTCATCCACATCGAAGTCGTCGTCTGTGATGTCTTCCGACGTCAGCAGCTTGTTGATCTCGCTGTCCTCGAATCCGAGCAGCTCCACATCGAAGTCCGTTCCCTGAAGGTCGGAGAGTTCGACGGCCAGCATCTCTTCGTCCCAGCCGGCATTGAGCGCGA